GGCGATCCTGCCTGGGCACCTCGTCATTCTTTCAAGCGGTGAATGGGTTGGCGTCACCACGCAAGGCGGGGCCGCTGGTTTCTGCATTGCTGACATGAACGTCATCGAGCAAAAGAATGTATCGGCAGCCCTGACTGTTGGCGACAACGCAAAAGCGTTCGTGCCTGAAGTTGGCGACACCTACAATCTTGTTCTTGCCGACAGCCAAACGGTTGTTGTTGGGTCCGCCTTGACGTCATCCGCAACAGCGGGCGAAATCGAGTTGGCAGCCCTCACAGGCGCGACTGTAGATCAGGTTCTCTTCATTGCTGAGGAAGCCATCACCACATCCGGCGCAACCGCTCGCATCCGTGTTCGTCACGTCGCGACCGGCGTAGCAGCAACAGCATAAAGGGGTAACTGAATATGCTTTACTTTGATAAAGACTTTGCAGGTAACACCCGATCGGGTGAAAACCACAAGCTGCAAAAGCGGCACGTCACACGCCAGCGGACGCACTTCGCAACGCACAACGCTCAATTCTTGGGCGCGAATGCCGAGTACCGTGGCAACGCTGCTGCGATCATTCCGCAAGATGTGTATCGGGAGTTTGAATCCCAAACCAAAATGCTGATGCGTTCGCCAAACCTCACGCTGATGAACGATTTGATGCCTTTGGCAAAAGCCTTGCCTGTTGGTAAGGTTGAGCACATTTACCGCAAGGTATCAGACAGCGGCATTGTGGTCACGGATCTTGAGGGCACGACCCCGGTTGAACTGGACAAGGCAGACTACAGCTATGACAGCACGATCAAGGTGGTCCACAAGACCGGATTTGGCCGAGCATGGATGGAAATGGAAGGCCAACGGTCTGAAGGTTTCGACGGTCTGGTCGACGATCAAGCCAACTCGGTGCGGTTGATGCAGGAGACGATTGCGGGGCACATCTACAACGGTGTCGGCGTGACGTTCAAGGGCACAACCGCAACGGGCATCAAGAACAACGCCAGCACTATTTCGGTGGATCTTGACGCGGGCGGTCTGAATATCGACTTCACGTCATCCGCTGCAACCGCGTCGGACATTCGTGCCGCTTGGATCAGCCTTATTGATTCCCTGCGGATCACGAACAACGTTGGCCAAGACCTGACATTCTACATTTCGCGCGCGATCATGTCGAATTTCCAGCGTTACTTCTCAACGTCGGACATCGGCTTCGGCACTATCTTGCAATCGCTGCTTAACCTCAATGGGGTTGCTGCGATCAAGGAAGACGCGTCACTGGTCGGGAACGAGGTTGTGGGCTTGGCTCTTGATGCCGCGTTCATCCGCCCACTGGTCGGCATGGCTGTCACGACTGTGCCGCTTGTTCGTCAGAACCCTTTCGACAACTACAACTTCATCACGTGGGCGAATGTTGGTCTTGAGATCAAGACAGACTTCACCGGCAAATCCGGCGTCTTGTACGCTCGCGAAATCGCTTGATGAAACGCCCGTCGGCTATATCCCATAGGCCGACGGGCAACCACATTATAAACATCGAAGGATATCCCCATGCTGAACGTTAAATGTATTTCCAACCGGCTGAACCACATCGCGTTTGAGACCGATGGCGGGGGCGTAAAGCGCGCGCACAAGATCGTTGTGGGCGACACGTTCAAGGTCAAGGCTATCCCCGCCGAATGGGCTGGCCTAGTCGAGGCTGTTGCTACCAAAGGCAAGGCCAAGGTCAAAGTCACAAACCCAGCCAAGGGTGCACAAGGCAATCCGGATCAGGACGATCTGGACTATGCGCGACTTGAATATGAGGACGCCGAGGGCAAGCAAGCCCCCGCCGATTGGGGCGTTGAGGCGATCAAAAAAGCCATGACACCGAAAGACTAAGACGGTGGCGGTGTCCCCCCTCCCAACGGCACTAACAGGCCAGTGGCTAGACCTATATACCGCGGCGGGCATTGAAGCGGGTCTGCCATTGCTGCTGTATGTCGACGGCGGTTCTGCCGCGTTTGCCGTGACGGAAGGGGTCACGCCTCCCGCAAATCTGCAATACTCAACTGAGGCCAGAACGGGCGAACAGATATCAGCGGGCGGCAACGCATCCGAAAGGATATGGGCGCGGGCAACGTCAGGCGGCAAGGCCACGATACGCGTGCAAGTCGACGCACCGGCGGCCGCGCGCAACCTGCCTATCCCGCCTGACACTTATGTCGCACTGGGCACCCTTGCGGCGGACGGTGACGAGGTTGTGATCGTTGCACCATCGGCGGCATCTGGCATAATCACATTTAGCGGCACGTTTCGCGGGCGGATAACCGTGACAGGCGCAACGGCAGAGGGTGCTGCTGTTGAGGGCGGGCGGTTGTTGTTTCGCACCGGCGTGGGGTCTATTGGTCGGGACAACGTGCTGTTTACTACTGATGTGCCGCACGAACGGGAATATCGTTTCGTCGCAGGCGGGGACCGTATTATTGTTCGCGCATCGGATTGGGTGGACGGCACAGCGAACATCAAGATATCGGCGTCCAGATCGTCTTCGATTGTGTTTGTTAATGGGCCTGTCCACGACGCAGAGGAAGAGGCCACGCGGGGCGGAAACGCTTACCTTTCTGGCACTGGCGTTGTGTCAGTGACCGGCACTCAGGCGCTATTTGTCAAGCTGGAAAACTTATCTACATCCAGCGCTAACGTATTCTTAATGCGCAGGCTGTTTGGCGGCAACAGGACAGCTAACGACCCAGTTCTTGAATATCAAGCCTATTCCAACCCCACAATGATCCTCAGCAACGTCGGACCAGAGATCAACCGGCGCATCGGTGACGCCAACACGGCAGAGGCAATATGGAGCTGGCAGGCTGCTGGCATTGGGGACATCACGATCGGCGGCACCCAAGGCAGCGGCGGATTTGTGCCGCATCTTGGGCTCACTGAAGTTCGCGACGTTGAGGTTATTATCCCGCCGGGGGAAAGCCTTGGTCTTGTCGTCACCGGCGCAGGGGCCAACATCGGGCAGGCCGCGCGCTTGTCAATATCTCTTGAATGGTACGAAGAGGCAGTCTTCTAGTACCGCAATCAAACCCAATAAAGGCCACAAAAAATGGTAACATTCGCAAACCGAGCCAAAGTATCAACAGCCACCACGGGCGCAGGAACAATCACGCTTGGCGCTGCTGAACTGCGGAGCCAGACGTTTGGCGGCGCTGGATTGGTTGACGGCGATGTGGTCCGGTATACGATTGAAGACGGTAACAACTTCGAGATCGGGACCGGCACATATACCGCATCAGGGACAACCCTTTCGCGCACGCCAAGCGAAAGCAGCAACGGCGGGGCGGCGATCAACTTGTCAGGTGTGGCTGTCGTGTTTGTGACTGTCGCGGCCGAGGACTTGGATGGCGCTTTGAATGCCTTGGTTTTTGATACCCGCGCACTTGCTGGGGAGGCCACGATCAAACCAACCGCAAACATGATTTGGGTGGGGACCGCTGCGGGTTCTTATTTGTGCTTTGAGGCGACATCATCCAATCCCGCATTAACAACGGCAGGCGGACGGACATGGCGCCCAGCTAGTGCGCTTGATACGCGTGTTCAGCATTGGGGCGTGGCGACACATGCGACCAAAGCCGCAGCATTGGCAGCCCTAGATGCGATGTCAGGCGCAGAGCGGGCAGGGCACCAGACGGCCCTTGAGGCGGCGTTCCTGCACACCAGCGGCGTCCTTTTGGTCGATGGATGGGTTGAGGCGATTGACGAGATTGTAGTCGGCAACGCTTGCACGCCAGACTTGCTTGGCGGGATTGCAGGCGAGCAACTGATTGGCGGCATTTATTGCGGTTCTCGGTTTAATTTGCTGGCCGATAGTGTGGTGACTGCGGGCGCGACAGGCGTGGGGTCATACGCTCCATATATCAAGGCGATGTCGATTTCTTTGGACCAGTCAGCATCGGAAACGGCGGCGCAAGTTGCTTATGATGCAGCTATCGCCGGCGCGCCGGGCGATGTGCCTGCGGCGGTCGCGGCAGGAATTGTCGCTTTCGCAGGGGCAATCATTGACTACCCCAAGCCGTTCGTTGGCAAGGAAGCGTTTGGCCTACTCGAAACCATGCGAGTCACTGGCATGACTAAACCCACAACTTGGACCGCGCCAACGTTCACTCCAGGCAGCGGCAACTTAGACAACATCGGCGGGTGGGAAGTTCAAAACCTGCAACTGTCGGGATACAATCAGCGACTTAGAGTTGAAAACGGGTTTCACTTCTTAAAGGTAGGGCGAATTGACGATTGGGTGTGGGACTTGGGCGCTCGTGCTCAGGACTACCGCAACCGCGATATAACGGCAGGCGTCAAGAGTGAGGCCATCTATTTCGGAAGACTTGACAGCCTTATCGTTGATCATATCGGCATATTCGCGGCGGGCCAGATTGTAATTGATAAAGGCGAGGGGAACGCCATCACCGACCAGATCGGCACAGTCCAGCTTGACGGGCATTTCTCGTCGCTCACGCTGCGGAGCGGGCGCACACAGTTTGGCGCAATATATGGAACGGAAGACGTTTCGGCGGCATCACTGCCGCATAAAATTCTGTGCGAATCAGGGTCGCACATAATCGCATCAGGGTCACTTCTCGGAAATTCTGACGCGCTAATCAAGGTAACAGGCGGTCGGCTCGAATATGACGGGATCATCCGCAACACGAACATCAACGGCCACGGCGGTCTGGTTACTGCTGGCCAGCTTGTATTTGATGGCGCGCACTTTGTCATTGGTGTTGTGGGTTCGTTTGGATTTGCCGACTGGAACGTTGGATATCTTGAGCAATCTGGCACGGGTGAAATGATTGTCACTGCAAACTGTACTGCGGAGCAATATACTTCAGGCGGTGTCGTACAGGGCCCGGCTGTGCAGACTTGGCAGATTGCAAAGGTTACGGCAAACAACCCTGGATGCAATGTCCTGCCAGCCCCGCGCTCGCGCGTTGATATGGTGCAGGCTCTGTCTGGGTCTGACTATAACCTCTACCCAGTCAAGGGGTCGCAGGTCTACCCGCTGGATGGCGTGCATTATATCGGTGTCGGCGGCACAACAGTCATCGCAGACTTGCCGGGGCTTTTGTTAGCTCAAGGACTTTTCTACTCCACTCGGGCCGCGTTTGTCTCTGCGGTGGCCGGCGGTGCGGATTATGCTACAGGTGCTGTGGTTTTTGCTGACGGGATTGGGTACCTAAAGGTAGCGTCCTCTACGGCGATTTCCGATTTGCTAAATTTTATACCTCATGATCGCGCATCGCCTGTGCATTGGGGTGCGGACAGAAGCGGTGTGAGTGACTCCCTAGTCGCGACAGAGGCAGCGCTTACTTATCTCGCAACGTTGGGCGGGGGTGTGCTTTATTATCCAGCGGGTTCATACCTCTACGGCGGGGCGTCTGCTGGATGGGTGGATATCCTATCCAGCGTCGAAATTGTCGGCGATGGCGTTAATGATAGCATATTGAATTACAAGACCCAAAACGGTGGCCAAGGGTTTTTCTTCGCATCAGACTCCGGCGCTGGGTGGAATATCTCAATGAAAGATATCTCTCTCGTCGGCAGTTGGGGGGATGGAGGCGACTACACCACAACGACAGGACAGCTTTTCCGTGCGACCGTAGCTGGCGACGTGACACTCGACAACGTCATGTTCAAAAATTGCAGTTTCATGGCCACGGCGGTTTCAGGCGCTAATTTCTTCAGTGCGACTAACGTACAGGTTATAAATGCTGCCGCAGATGGTATTCGAGCGACAAACACCAAACGCTTAATCGTGTCTAATTGCTACATTGAGAACTGCAACGACGACGCTATCGCTCTGCACACCTTGGACAGTGGCCCAGACCCTGTGGACATAAGCGTCACGGTGACTGGTAACGTCCTTGTGGACAGTCAGGGTATTGCGATCATTGGCGCTAAACATACCACAATAACTGGGAACGTTATCACGCGCCCAATAGTACGTGGAATTTTTGTTGGCGGTAAGGCCGGAACGGAAGGGAACACAGCGCCAATCAGCATCAATATAACTGGCAACAAGATTTCTGACTGCTTCCGTGGGTTCGTGTTTTCCAATATTTCTGGGTCGGGTGGCGAATACATCATAGTTCAAATGGAGCCGCCAACCCCTGTTGGTGGAACGGGCACCGACTATGTGGGTTCCAGTGATGGGTCCGGAGGTGTAGTTGAGCCTTGGTCGTATATTTACACCAACAACACCGACGCCTCAAAAGTTATCGCCGGAGCCTACTGGCTCAATATATCCGATAACATTTGCACCAGAACTTTAAAGCCGACAGCAAATTATAGCGATTATGGTTTTGGCTCTCGGTTGAGCCGCACGGGGCCTTCTAACCCAGCTATTGTTGCAACTGATATTGTTCATAGCCAGATTATGTTAAAGGAGTCTTACAGAGACACCAAGGTATCAGGCAACATTTTGTCCGGTGGTGAGTATGGAATAGACTTGGTTTGCTCAACAACCATTGCCGCGGCGCAATACAACAACGTTTCAATAACAGGGAACATCGTTACAAATTTCAGCACGCGAGGTATAAATATATCTGGGCCTGGCCTCCTGCAAATCAAAGCAAATTCGTTTGATGGCGACCCGTACAACATTCACGCTGACCGCGTGGCAAATGGCAAATGGGGCGCAGGGTTCGCAAACAACACAGGACTCTTTATCCTTACGGCCCACGCCATAATTACCGACAACTCTTTCCGGAACGTTGGTCGGGTTATTGGGGGCACGCTAACTGAGGAACTGCAATGGGACGGCAATCAGATTATCTGCGACCCCAACGGCACTGGAACGGATGCTGACAATATTGGTATCAGGGGAATTGCAGAGCCGAGCCGTTACGGGTACATCGTGGTTGAGGACGGAGACCCTGCCTCGGCCAACTTCAATCGCGCTCAGCAACCATGTTTATTGGTGAACAATGGTCCACCCACTACAGGCACCTATGTCCGTGGGCATTTCACTCGGAATGCCTTGCCTACAATTCTTGGTACTGGCGGATCGCAATACATAATTACAGGGTGGGTGCGAATTACAACAGGCTCGGCCCACGTACTAGACACGGATTGGTCTCCTGTTTACGGTACATCAGCTATATTAGACATTTTAGGCACTGTCTCAGAATCGGGCGGTGTGCCAACAGGATCAATCATTGAGCGGGGCAGCAACGCGAATGGTGAGTATGTCCGGTTCGCTGATGGGACACAGATTTGTGTTTCAAAAATTAGTGTAGACGTAACTTCAACAGCACTTCAGACAGCTAGTCTGCCCGCTATATTTGCAGGCAACCCCATTTCGGTCAGCGCCTCTAACGTAGACAACTCGGCAAACAGCGCCTTGTACTTGACCAATATCCAACGCGCATATTCTACCACTGCCGTTTACGCATTTCGTATCGCCACGGCTGGAACTTCAACGGCCCCAACGGCAGACTCAGAAAAATTGATTATGTCAGCAACTGGCCGCTGGTTCTAAGGAGGAACATAAAATGGAAATCACACTTTCCCCCACTCGCGGGAACACACCAATCACACTTGAAAAGCAGGGGGATGCGCTAATCGTAAACGGTGAGACGTTCGACTTCGCGTTTCTTGCCGAGGGCGACACGTTGCCAAGAGGCGCCGTTTCGGGCGATTGGCTGGCTTCTGATGTCACGCGCACGGGCGGCGAACTGGCCCTGACAGTGGTACTACCATACGGGCGAAACGCACCGCATGGGACGCGGTTCCCTGCTGTGATTGCAGCCACGCAGGACGGGGCTATCACCATGCCAATCTATAGCGAACGAACGAGGTTCTGGTCATGAGCAACATAAACACAAGCATGGTCATCACGGCAGCGCAGACCAAGGCGGAAGAATCGCATCACGCTGCTGTAAAATTATTGTTAGAAACGGACTGGTATGTATTGCGCAGTGTTGAAACTGGAAAGAAAGTCCCTAAAAAAGTGACTATAGCACGTGCATCCGCACGCCAAGCCATAGCCGACGCCTCAACCAAGCGGAGAACATAAATGCCATACGTGATCACGACCACCGAAGTTCTCGACGGGTTTTCCACCAGCGCCAGTAATGCAGACTTGACGGCCTACATTGCAATCGTTGATCAAGCCGACGCGTGCCTGACTGCCAGCCTTGTATCTGAGGCGATCGGCAAGCAACTCAAAATCTTGGGGGTTCGTCACCTTGCTGGCAATGCCAATGATCGAGGGGCGGTAACACAGGAGCGGGCCGTATCAGGTGCAAGCCGGAATTATAGCGAGCGGGCAGGCGGAGAGACCGGCTACCTTGCAACGCTGCGCACAATAGATCAATATGGTTGTGTGCTCGGGACGATAAATAACAACGGTCGAATCCAGTTGCGCTCCATTGGGCGAACTGCACCGACAACATAGAGGATACGGAAATGGCAACCGGAAACATATCACTTGTAGCAAACACTTGGACCGAAATCGCAGGCAGCGGGCTCAACGCTGTATCCTTCCAAAACAAAGGATCAAAACAAATCTACATTGCGGCGACCGCTTCCGTGGCACCCACTGGGGACCATCGAGATTGGCCACGCTATCAAGTCAGCGAAGGGGAGATCGGCGTAAATATCGCGTCTTTATTCTCGGGTGTTGCATCACCAACAAAAGTTTGGGCATATTCCGCTGGTACAAATGGAACGGTATGGCGGAGCCACGCATAGAGGATCTTTGATATGCTTTCACCTTTTGGAGTCTCGTCGCCTTTTGTAAGTTGGCATGGTCGGCCAGGTATCACATCTGACTTTTTGATGACTGTCGCCACCACAACGGCCAGTGAAACCTTTACTATCCCATGCCAGAACGTCGGCGTATTTGACGCAACAGTTAATTGGGGCGATGGTAGCACATCTGCAATTACTGCGTTCAACGACGCTGATCTAGTGCACACCTATGCATCAGCAGGCGATCACCAGATTAGGGTTTCAGGCACGTTCCCAAATATCTACTTCAACAACGCTGGGGACAAACTCAAGGTTAAGTCTGTGGAAAATAAGGGTTTGACTGGGTGGCTGTCACTAATCTCTGCATTCCGAGGGTGCAGCAATATGACATCTTTTGTAGCGGGCAATACAGACACGTCAAACGTCTCGGATATGTTTGCAATGCTTGGGGACAACGTGGCACTCGTAACAGCAGACATGCGAGGTTTTGACACCTCATCATCTCGAAACATGAATGGAATGTTTATAAACGACTCAAACCTTACCACAATTTTAGGGGTTGAAGATTTTAACATCGAGGCACTTGACGCCACGACAGACCTCAATAACTTTATGAATGGCGTCACTATGTCAACAGCCCGTTACGACGCACTGCTGATCAATTGGGATGCGCAGAACCCATTCAACGGCATGTCGCCTAACTTCGGCGGCAGCACTTACACAGGCGGAGGGGTAGCAGCCGCAGCACGGGCCAACCTAATCAGCACAGACGGCTGGACAATCACAGACGGAGGAATCGCATAATGGAAATAATTACGCAGACCATAGGAGGCCAACATGGCAGCAACGGCAGGGCGTAAAGTCCGAATTTCATACAACGCTGGCGTGGGCATGGCAGTGATTGCCGGCGCGCGAACGGACAGTTTCACAATCGCCAACGAGATGATTAACATCACGGATAAGGATGATTTGGGCGTGCAAACGCTGCTCAATGACATTGGTGTTCAGTCGGTTTCGATGGATCTTGAGGGCGTCTTGAAAGACGATACGTTGCTGGCACTTACTGAGGCGGCGGCGTCTGGTACGTCTTTGCACGACTTGCAAGTCGAGATCGTGGGCATCGGTACGCTAACGTGTGCGGGCGGGTTCTTTCTGTCCAATTTCGTGCCAAGCGGCGCGGAAGGTTCGGACCCCACAACGTTCTCGTGTTCAATGGCGTCATCTGGACCTGTCACATGGACCACTGAAGCCTTCTTGATGACTGTCGCTACCACAACGGCCAGTGAGACGTTCACCATCCCTGCCGCAGATATAGGAACATACAGTGCAACCGTAGATTGGCGCGACGGGACGAAAAGTGTCATCACAGCGTTTAATGACGCTGGCTTGGCGCACGTTTATGCCACGGCAGGCATCTATCAAATCAAGATCACAGGGGACTTTCCAGTCATCAGGTTCAACAACGCTGGGGATAAATTAAAGGTAACGTCTGTGGAAAATATGGGTGTGCTTGGATGGTTGTCATCATTCCGCGCATTCGAGGGTTGCAGCAATATGACATCTTTTGTGGCTGGCAATACAGACACGTCAAACGTCTCCAACGCTGCATTCATGTTTACAGACTGCACTAGCCTAACGACTGCGAACCTCGCTAACTTCAACACATCTAGTGTTACACGTATGGCAGATATGTTCCGGGGTTGCACATCACTGACCGACATTGTGGGCATTGAAGACTTTAACATTGGGGGGCTGGACTCGGCAGGCAGCCTCACCAGCTTCGCAACAGACGTCACACTCCCGACATCCCGTTATGATGCGCTGCTGATCAATTGGGACGCACAAGACCCATTCAACGGCATGTCGCCCAATTTCGGATTGGGCACTTACACAGGCGGCGGGGTAGCAGCAGCAGCACGGGCCAACCTAATCAGCACAGACGGCTGGACGATCACAGATGGAGGCATTGCATAATGGAAATTATCACACAAACCACAGGCCATTTTATCATTAACGGGGCTGCAATCTCGCTTGATGGGAACGTCGTTTCGTATCGAGCCGACGCGGATGTGCAGGTGTTCGCCACTGAGTCGGAAATGCTAATTGCACATCAGGCGCAATTCCCTGAACAGTACGAGGCTGATGATGGGGACATTTAGCGGCTGGAGCTATACGGCCAAGGCGACATTCTGGGACCCGACTATGGACGAGTATGACCAGCCTGTGTCTTACGTCCGGTCCGTCTTGAGATGTTCGTTCGAGGCGGGCGGCAATTTGGCGGTTGATAGCGTTGGCGAACAGTTCACGCCTAAAACCACGATCTACCTTGAGGCAGAGGACGCGGACGCCCCGAAAGTAGGCTGGCGTGTGGCCATTGGGGACATTGCGGGGGCGTCACCACCC